CTTCTGCTCCAACGGCAGTGTCTTGTTTGTCTATTCCGGGAGCAAACTTAATTTTCGTAAGCATTAGTTACTCCTATGATGTACTATTGGTTTTTATTTGCCAGCCTTTTGTAGCAGTTGTAAAAATGAATGTTACACATTGATTGTTAGCAGTTAAATCTAAATCAGATGTCCCACCTTGAAGATTAGATCCATTTCTTGCAACTACACATTTGTTAGTTCCAAAGCCATTAGATGCAGATACATCCATTATAGTTACTTCATCACCTTGTGATGGTGATGCAGGTAATGTAATTGTTACAATGTTTGCAACTGTGTCCACACCAATTTGATCTCCAGCTACTGCTGTATATGTAGTTTTGCTAGCTGCTGTTACTTCTGTAAATCCTTTTTCAAGCATTCCTAATGTTGTTGCTGGTACACTACCTCTAGAATAAACTAAAGCTGTTGCACCTTCCGGAAGAGGTACTTGAGTTCCTGCGCTTTGACCAGTTGTAAGTAATGTTACTGTAAAACTATCTGCCGCTGTTCCTCTAGTAGTTCCATCTTCTACAAAAAATACTCTGTTAGCATTACCACCTGTTGTTGATGCGGGCATTGTTAAACTAGCATTGCCTGATAAAGTACCTACAACTTTTATGTAAAGGTTTTTACCGTTTGCAGTTGCTGAACCATCTGATAAATCTAATGTTATGTTACCAGTGCTTAAAGTTACTTCTACGTAACCTGAAACTGCTTGTTGTAATAATTGTAAATTAGTATTTGTAATAGTCCCCCATAGACCAGCTTTTTCACCGGTTGCGACTAATTCTAATGATAAATCTGTTGAATAACTTGATGCCATAATTTTAGTACGGTTTGATTGGTGTCCAAACCATTGTTGCTCCTGGTATTATATCGTTCCACGTAATAACCCCTGGTTCTACTGTATCTAATGTTAAAGCATTACCAGTAGGTAGTACATTTGCGTCAGCAGTTATTGTAACATTTCCTGTAGCCAAGGTCAATGTGTTTCCAGAAGGCGTTACATTAGTATCAATATTAACTGTAAATGCACCTATACCTAAAGATACTGCATTTCCTGTAACCGTATGGTTAGCGTCAGCAGTAATAGTTAGCGCACCTGTGCCTAATGTTAATGCATTTGGAGTTAAGTTTTCTGTAACAGCATCAGCAATAATACCTACACTACCGATTGTAATAGATAAACTATTACCTGTTACGACTACTGATACATCTGAATCGGGTCCCGATGTAGCAAATGGTAATGCTGATATTGCGTCAAATCCTAAACTCATAAATAATCCTTAAAAGGAGGCAGTAGGTATGTGGTGGTGTACTGCCCCCATCTAAAGATTATATCATCGTTTAAACCAAGAAGGAAGACCTAAATGTGGACGTTTGTCAAACATATTATCTCTAGCGCCCGGAGTTTTACGGTTGTTATAATGAAGAAATACTTGTACGCATTCCTTGCCTTTGAATTTATTTCGCCAATGTTCTAATTCACATCCAGAATAAACTAACATATCTCCTGGTTTTAAATCTACTTTTATACCTTTTTTACCAGTCTCTCCAGATGGCTCAAGATATATTGGCCAATCATCACCACCAAGATTCATAGTGGTAGATATCTCACAACTAAATCTATCTTTGTGTCTTTTTAAAACATCACCTTTTTTATAAATTCTTGCATAAGTATATGCTGGATATAATTTTAATCCTGTTACCTTTTCCATTTCTGGTTGGCATTTTAACATTAAAGTTTCCATAGCTATATTAGAATATTGACTATAGGTTTCTGGTATCTGTTCATCTTTACCTTCGTAGTGACCTATAATATTTTCAAAAGGTGAAATGTATCTAGCGTTCCTACAAGTATCATAAACTTGCTTTTGCATTAAAAAATAGTTTGCAACAAAAGCTGCTAGGTCTTTTGATATAGCTTGTTTAATAACTGTGTATTTATTTTTTTTAAATGACATCTTTTAAATTTATATTAAGATTTAATTTAACATTTTCATCTGTTTGATTAACACTTCTATGTTTTAAATGGCCAGGAAAAATTACTAAATTATTTTCTTCTGATTTAATTTTTTTACCATCTTCAAATTCTGTATATCCATTATTTGTATTTAATGAAAATAATGCAACTGTATGCTCTATATTACAATCAGTATGGTACTCTGTTTTTATTTGTTTATCTTGTTTTGTGTATAAATTTAATTTTGCTCTGTGTAAATATTTAAAATTTAATTTTCCTAAAACTGGCATTAGTATTGTATTAAAATATTTATCACTTAAAACTTTGTTATTTTCAAAAATTAAATGATAAAATAAAAAATTAGATTTATCAGTTTCTTCTGATGTATAATCAGAATAAAACCAATGCATTTGTTTAATTTCTTTTTTAATATCCTGTAAGGTTTTTTGTTCTAAAAAATTTTTAAATATATTAAACATCTTTAGCCATTTCTTTTGGCACCGCTTGTATATTCCAATGTATAAATCTAAAAGGCTCAATACCAAAATCTACACTAAACTCGTGTTCTAAATATCCTGGAAATATAATTAACATTCCTGGTTGTGGTTTCATATGAAATTGTTCGTGACCTCCCCATACACCTTTTAAGTCTGATTTCATTTTTAATTTTGTACATCTTGCACCAGTCTTTGGTTCGTGAAATACTGGCATTGATGTTTTATCACTGCATTTTAAAAAGTAAAAACCAGATACGTGTTGATTCCAATGTACGTGTGCTGAATGATGACCACCACCTTTTTTAGCAAACTCTTGTACCCACATCTCACTAAATAGTGTTGTGTATTGTTGCATATCAAAACCTTGATGATCTAAATACTCCCAAGACTTTTGACCAATGTAATTTCTAAAATCTAAAAAGTCGTTGTCAGCTGTAAGTGGTGTTGAGTGATATGATCTTCCAAAGTCACCAAATTCTTTGATATGTTTTTTAGCTTCTGGAAAATTTCTAGCAGCTTTAATATATTTATTAGATGCTTTAGTTAAAGATTTTACAAACTCTGGTTTTTGTTCAGACCAAATTGTTGTGTTAAAGTAATTATTTATATACATATTATTTAAATGGTTTTCCTAAATGCCAAACAACAAGACTATATCTTGTGCCAGCGGTTACGGGTTTAACTCTGTGCCATACAAAAGAAGGAAACACAATAATAGATCCTTTAGGTAAAATCTCTTTTGCTCTTCTTAAGTGTTGACTTTCATCTCTCATATGTGGATCGTAGTTTCTAAAATCAAATTCTAATTCACCACCTGTATATTCTGAACCATCTGTTAATTGACAAGTCATAGATAGTTTTCGAATCTTACCATTTTCAGGACCCGGTCTATCATAAACTTTGTCCCAACTATCACAATGCCAGTCATAATATTGGTTGTGTTTATATTTTGTAAACTGACACGATTCTGATCTGTCCCATTCAAAATTCCAACCAGCTTGTCTATTTGCTTTGTGAACGTATGGATGTAATTCTTTATATATCCAAGTATCATTAAGCCATACTAAATCTGATTTTCTTTTTCTTTGCATATTTTTAACTTGGTCTTTGTCTAATTTTTTATCACCATAGCCACCAGTTCTAGCCATTACTTCTTCTTGTGAATTTGCATAAGCTATTACATCATCACAAAATTTTGGTGTAAGTGCTGCTGGAAAATGCCAGTAGTAATTAGATATATTCATATTAATTCAAACCATCCTGTAGCAATATATTTTTCTTGAGTAGGAGATATTACACCTCTATGTGGGTGTGTAAATTCAGCTGGCCATAAAGCAAGATCACCTTTAGTAGCAGATAATGTTACATTTTGAAAAGGAAATTCTGTACCACCTTTATTAGTAACTGTATTTAAATATAGCATATATGCTATAATTCTTTTAGGACTCATTACACTTCTTTCATAATGTAAAACAGGATAACCTCCTCCCGGTTTATAATACTGGATGTGGTTTACTACATAAGTTCTCATATTTTCTGTTATATTATATTTAATACAATACTTACGAACACAATTAGTTAATGTATTAAAAAAAAATTTAATATTTTTATTTTGTGATTGATTATAAAAATAAACATCCATTGAATCTTTTACTTCTTTATTAATTCCATCACCTATTTCTCCTATTACTTTATGTTCTTTATTTTTTTTATGATAATTTATTAAACTATCACATAGTTTTTTAGGAACTTTATATGTTTCAATAAAATTAGATATATTCATAAGTTATTGTTTGGACAAAGTTTAATGAATCTTTTTGATTGTTAGTTAGGTAATACATATTAGTTGATGGAAACATAATAAACATATTATTTTTAAGTGGTATATCCCAAGATCTACCTTTACGTCTGTTATCTTCATAATGTATTCTAACATTACAATCTTTAACTTTTACACCAT